TCAGTTGCGCGTTTGGCTGATCAACCACGCCTCATAGATCCGCAACGTAACACGCCAGGCCACCACATAAGACGGATCGTCAAAGCCGGGTTCCGGAGGCAAGACGCTCTGCCCCGCCGCCGCCATAAGCGATCCATTGCCCCAATTTGGGTGACAGCAACCTGTCGCACGGCGATACAAATCAGCCGCCTGCGCCATGTCAAACAAGGACCGGCAAAAATCCTCCTGCCTGTCAGAGGCTTGTAGGGCTACGGCACGCGCAACCCAGATCAGATCCCCGATCTGAACCGGTCGCATCAGAGGGATGGCAGCGTCATTTCATAGTAATGTATCGCCATACGGATGGACCCACCGGTAAAAGCCCCACCGACCGGGGTGATATAGGGCGTATAACCTGAATAGTAAGCGAGAGGTGCACTGGTCAGCCCATGCACATACGAGCCAACGGTCAGCCCCAAGCCGGACCCATAACGATTTGACGCTCCGCTTGCTCCGATCTCCCAACTCGTGGCCGTGCCGGTGATATCCTGCAGGACCCGGCCTGTAACACCAAACACGAGGCTATTTGACGGGGTTGAGACGGTCGCTGGGAATGCCCCCCCCGAGGGGACGGTCACATCCGCCTCCAGAACCTTGAAACTGCTGTTGGCCCCATTCGGGCTTGCGGTGAGGGACCCAACAACCCAAGCACCGCCCAGATGGACAGCACGCTGTCCCTCATCCAGAACCCAGGCGGACCATCCGTCTCGGGGAACTGAATAAAGCCACCCCCCATTTGAATAAATGGCAATCTGTGCTTCACGCCCGGCCCATTCATTCACCGCGCCTGTTGGAATGGCATAGGCATCGCCTTCATTCGCCCCCAGTGGCGGGAGGGGTGTGCTCCGGGATTTGACGACCAATTGCGTGATCGCGTCCAAGGCGAGAAAGGCGTCATTCACTGTGACATGTTTTTGCGCCTGAGATGCTTGTACAAGGGGCAATCCCAGATTGGGTGTGTTAGACATCAATCTCTATCCTTCTGAATGGGCCAGCACCGAAGCGATCGGAAAGCTGAGCAACTTCAATATGATACGGTGCCGTAACCCCATCCGCTACTTGATCGCCGGACGTATAGGTCCAGGCTGTGCTGATCACGGTTTCTTCCCGCAAAACAGTCAGGTTATGAAGGACGCGTATCTGATAAGCCTCAGAGGTTTCTGCCAACGGAACCTCGTTGCTCCCCCAAGCGTCGCCCTCTAATCGTGTCCGCCTAGTCCACCCAAGTGACACATCACCCGAACTCTCTTTCGTTGCCCGCAGATGCACAGGCGCATAAGGCCGCAGTCCTATACCTTTGAACGCTTCAACCTGATATGTGTAAGAAGGGTCATCATAGCCACGGTTTGCGGGTCCTATCCGGTAGTGTTGCGCGATATCCCGATGCGCCGCACTCAGATCCAATTGGCCCAATGCCCCGCTTATCAGCACAAAGGTTGATCCCGGCGCCCAACTTTCTGGCATGATTGCATCGCTGCCCAACTGGCCGCGCAGACGATTGGTTAAGCGATAGGTACGCGCGCCCACCAGTTCCACAGTTTGGAACTGAAAGAGCTCCCAATTGTCTGAGGACCCATCCCCAATCGCTGCAAGATTGGCACCGCCCAGCAGCTCATTCTCGGTCACGCTGCTCAGCTCTCCGCTGACAAGTTCGACCTCTAGCGCAGCGCCCCGATCCCAAATGGCGGGATAGGCGCGGGCAAACGGCGTTTTGGTGAAACCAATCACCGACTGCTCTGACAGCACCTGTTTAAGCTGATAGTTGGTATCTTGGGCCGCCGAATAGACTGCAGCCGTTCCTGGCCAGGGATCCGCCGCAACTGCGATATGAGGCGCATGGGGAATTTCATCGCCGGTCATCAAGGGCAAATCCAAAAAGACAGGATATACTGGAAGCGGCGGTATAAAGGACTTGGCAGCCATTTGCGAGGCAACGGATGGGCTTGGCAGAAAGACATTGGGGGAAACTCTTGTGGCATCTGCGATGACCGCCCCAGCCTCTTCCAGATGATCAATGCGATAAGCTGCGGCATCGCTGTTTGTGTCAAATGAGACAATATCCCCAGCCCCAACCTCTGACATCGAGGGTGGCAGAGCAAAGCGCACTGTATCCCGCGCCGTTCTTGCCTCGGCCAGCCAGCGTTCGGTGATCTGAAGCCCTTCTGATCCCGTTAACACCAGCGGGACTTCGGAATGGGATACACTCCGTGTTGTTTCATCAGGAAAAATAGCTTCCTCTGCGCGGGTCTCATAGTCGCTTTCTGACTCAATGAAGCTGAGCCGGACACGTCCAGAGATCTCGGCTGACGGCGCGCGCGTGGCCTCAACAGTCTTTTCATGCTCATCCAGAAACGCCAGACTGTCTTCGGACAATTCGAACTCTGTCTGACCCTCACGGTTCTTAAAACGCAGCATACCGTCCCGTTCGATGGCATCGAAACCATAGGCCAGCATCAAGGGTTGAAGCGCTGCGCGTGCTGAACTGATCTCACCCACGGAATAGCCGCGCACAACACCATAAAGATCCGAGACATCATAAGCTTGTAGCCCAGACCGCTCACAAATCTCGGCCACGACGGATGACAAGGGTTGGTTGGACACCCGTCCGTTCAACCAATGCCCGCGATCATAGTTCTCTCCATCGCTCCAGACATCCAAGGCATTCGGAAACGCCGGAAAGGGCCGTGCATCCCAGGCCCAAACATGGGCGCGACCCATATCGACCATCTGTACCAATGTGTCAGGCGATACCGGATTATTGTCCGGATCGCGCCAATAGCTGAACATCGCGCGCAGATATTGCATCTGGATAAAGTCATCGCGCGCCCCGTTTGAATATTTCGGCAGACTGGATTCCGACGATTTGGGGTCGAGAAATTTATTGGGTTGGTTCGTACCCTTATCAATCGCGGCACAGCCCAATTCGGTGAACCAGAAGGGCTTGCTTTCCGGCTGCCAGGCGGTTGGCAGGCTTTGTCGTACACCGTCGATCCGTTCATGATGGTGCTGGCTCCACCAGTTCTTTAGATCCTTGTAGCGATAGATCCATGGTTCGTTATGCGCACCGTCCTCAATCGGAGTGCGAATTTGTGCGGCCTCCGCCTCGGGCGAGTGATAATACCAGTCATATCCTTCACCACCCGCGATATTGCCGCGCAGATAGTCCAGATTGTAGATCGACCCATGATCCGCATCGAGATGATCCATGCCATCCCTCCAATCAGACAGCGGCATGTAATTGTCGATGCCGATGAAGTCGATCTCGGGATCTGCCCAAAGGGGGTCGAGATGGAAATAGCGAGTGTTTGATCCGTCTTGTGGCTGATAGCCAAAGTATTCAGACCAGTCTGCAGCGTAGCCGATTTTGCAATTCGGTCCCAATATAGCCCGCACATCTGCGGCCAGACTGCGCAGATGATTCACTGCTGGAAAGCTGTGGTTCGCCCCACGAATATGGGTCACCCCTCGCATTTCGGACCCAATGCAAAATGCAGAAACCCCGCCCGCTGCCGCACAAAGATGGGCATAATGCAGGATAAACCGACGGAAGGACCACTCCTGAGGGCCAGAATAACTGACACCCGATGTGGTTTGGGTGAAATCCCCCACACTGGCCTGACCAAAAAACGCATCTACCTCAGCGACTGCAGCAATGGTGTGATCCGGTGTTCCCGTCTGACCAGGTGCCTTTGACGTTGTGATGCGCCCACGCCACGGCAGCGTGGCCTGGTTCTGCGCACCGGTCCAAGGATCAGGTAAGCCGTTGTTTTCCAACTGTTCCATCAGAATGAAGGGATAGAACATCACGTCTTGACCTTGGGCATTCAGGTGCTTGATCGCCTCGATCACAGATTGGTCTGTGGGTGTCCCGCCATAAACCGGGCGATCTTCAATCTGGGCGATCAGGTCGGCCTGCCCGCGTGAAAGACCGGATACAGACCACGCCATGTCTTTCCCGTCAGGCGCTGCATTTTCAACCTTTGGCTTAATCTGGCAGTGATCGCACCGCAGGTCATTGCCAAACCATGAGACAATCAGGGACACAGATTGACAATTGGGCAGTTCTTCACCCAGCGCATCAACGGATGCGGCAAAATCCGTCTTCCCTTGAACCGTGTTGATATTGGCAGAGGCATATCGACCGGCAGACTTTTCAAATGTCACAGGCGTCGTAGCCAGCGCATATTCGCCTGTTGCGGGCATCAAAGCGACCGCCTTGATCCCGCGGGTGAGTTCATCTTGCGCGCCTGCGATATCAGCGGGTGTGGGGCGCAGCACCTCAAAGGAAAACTGCGGGACACGGTTACCGAACTGAGCCAGCTGTAGATCTTCAAACACCACATAGGCGGTCCCGCGATAGGCGGGGGCCTGCCCGGCCCCTTCAACCGCTTCGATCTTGGGATCAGGTTGCTGATCAACGGCCCCGATATAGACGCGCATATTCAGATCATCGCGCGCCACTTCCACACCATCTGCCCAGACCCGACCCACGCGCGTGATCTCACCCTCACTCAGGGCTATGGCCAGACTGACAGAATAGGAATACTGGGTCACTGTTGGCTTAGGTGGCCCCTTTCCCCCACCACCGGTCGTCGTACTCGTTTCCTGAAACCGCGTCGCCCAAATCACCTGACCGGCCATACGCATGCGGCCATACTGCTGACCAATCGGAGCGCCTTCACTGGCCGAGGTTAGACGAAACCGATCAACCTTGCCCGTTTCAATCGCCTCACTGCCGCCCCCCATGATCCGCTGATCGATGACACGGCCCAGAACAGCGCCGGCGGCCTTTCCAACCGCTGCCATGGACAATCCAGCGATGGTTCCACCGATAGATCCGCCAATGGCCGCGCCTGCGGCTGAAAGAAGTATGGTCGCCATCAGACGATCTCCTTTGGAAAGGCAAAAGCCGCAACAACGCGGCGGCGCCAGGGCGGGCTGAGCGGGCTTTCGACCACTCCGTGACCGCTATAGGCGTGAATAAATGTGGGATGCGGAACGCCAGCCCCCAAAATGCCGAGATGTTTCGCCACAGCCCCGGTTCGCATTCGGAAAAGCAACACGTCGCCGGGTTGCATCACATCTTGCGGTCGCTCCATAAGATGCCGCCGGGCCGCCTGCCAAAGCTTCTCATCCGCTTGCGGTTCCGCCCAATCCTTGGAATAGGCTGGCACGCTTTCGGGCTCTTGTGCGTACAGCGCGCGCCAGACGCCCCGGATCAACCCAAGGCAATCCGTGCCAGCGTCCTTAACCGACGCCTGATGATGATAAGGTGTCCCGATCCAGGAACGCGTAATCCTCAGAATATGGTCAGGATCTGCCAGCATCATTGCAGGCTTCCCCCGTCATTGTGACCGGATTTCGTGGGATAGGTCATCAGCCAGTCATCACCCGGGATATGCGGAAAGCCTTGGAAATTCAGAAGATTGTTGAACTTCAAACGACAGGTGTCGTGCCGTTTGTCACAGCCGGCCTCCAACCGGACTTCATCGCCGGGGTTGAGTATGGCCGCGATGGGCTCCCACAGCTCAATCAGCCGGGTATCGCCTTCGATAACGTCCCGCTTGATCGGGGCATAAAGCCCTTCACCGGTCCCGGTCAGGACCCGCAGCATGCCCCGCTCAAACCAGGCGTCCTCAAAACCCTGCAACGCTGGAAACCGAAAAAGCCGGTTTTGATCGACATCCTGAATGTCCGCCACGGTCGCATAACCCAAGGTATTGAGGTCAAAGCCGCAGGCCATGTCCCCAAGAACCGCCGTGCAAGGTTTTTGATAGACCCGGCCTTGTGGCTGATTCAGGACCTCTGTCAGTCCCCGCAACTCAGCCGTGAAGGCCCCATTGGCACGACGCACTTCACCAATGGTGCCGCAAAAAATCAGTTTGCGGGCGTCAACATCCGCCCAATTGACCTTCCACGCCTTAACTTCGGCCCCATCAAACCGCCCGGATTTAATGTCTTCTTCGGTTAAGGCGGCATCACTCAATGCGCCGATGGCCTCTGTATTGTCAACCGCCAGACCGGTGGTCTGCTGCAGCGCCAGGGCCGTCATGCCGGTGTCTGCAGAAAAGTCGATCCCGTCAAACTGCAAAGGCAGGTCGTGATCTGTGAACCCGTAGACTTGACCGTCCCGCCGTGTCACGGCCCAAGCGTGACAGACCGTTGTGATCCCTGTTTTCAGATGGGTGTGTAATGCATCGGCCCCCGTCATCATACACGCACCTCGACAATTGGTACGTTTGGCACGGCGCCTGCCTTGAAACTCTCGACCGAGATCTGGAGGCGGTCCGTGTCAAAACGCACAGGCACGTCAAATTCGAACCCCGCTGTGATTGGAATGCCGTCATCGGGGGGAGACGCAAAGGTCACTTCACCCGTTGTCAGGTCGATGGAATAGTCCACCGCCTCCTGCACTTGTGCACCCGCAAGTCCCATTTTGACAGTGCCCAAAACCGGCTTTTTGATCGGGCGTGCATAGCTTTGCAGACCAGATTGATAGGTCTTCATCAGGGAAAAGACAGTCGTCTGGCCATCCCCAATCGCAATGGTCTGATCCGTAAAGGTGATATCCGCATGTACAGTGCACGATTTGAAGTCTGTCCAATCCTTCCACCGAAAGGCATAGAGCTGACCTTGCCGCGCCTCGAAAAATGCGATCAGCTCTTCCACATCGTCCAGCGACCGCATACCAAGCCCGGCATCATACCGCCTGCGGGAATGGGCCCAGGGGGTGTTGCGTTCCTCAAACCCATTGGCCAATTGCACCACATCTGTGCGCCGCTCTGGCCCGCCAACGGACCCGAAGCTGAGCGAGGTAGGAAAACGAACCTCATGAAATTGCATCTCTATATCCCCTTACCGGTTGCGTTGCCCGCGGCCTAAGGCGCGGGTCATTTGGGCCGCGATCTGGCCCTGGCTGCGTTGGAAGCCCGCGACATCGGGTGTGGTGATATTCATCGTGACGGTGACGCCCCCACCCGATCCACCACGTACCCCGAGCTTCCCATCAGGACCGCGCGCCAGTGGCATAATCGCCTCGGGCCCCGCCTCCCCCATCAGGCCGGTTCCACCGCGCATGGGAAAACTGACCGGTCCGCTGACCACACCGCCATTGGCAAAGGGCATTACACGCCCGTGCGAGAACGGCGCACCATTTTCAAAGGGCAGCAGGTTTTCGACCATGCTGGTTACGCCGTTCGAAATCATACCACCGAAATGCTTGGCCACCGGGTTGATCGCCGCCGCATAGGTCGCGTCAATCATCGACTGCGCCACAGCGCCCAGCGCATCTGACAGTTTCATCCCGTCAAAGACCACACCATCAAAGGCACTGCGTAAGCCCTTGCTCAGCCCCTTTTCCAGGCCCGAGATGCCTTTGGAGGTCTCCCCAATCGCGGATTGCATCGCGCGCATCTCGCGCTCGAATGTGCTGGTGACACCGGCAGTCGCCTGCAGGGTCTGTTCGAGGGCCGTGACCTCATCCTCCAGACTGTCAAAGCTTCTATACTCGCTCATTTCTCTGCTCCATCAGTGTCGGGAAACGCCTGCGCCAGCTCATTCAAACGGGCACGGGTCAATGGGCCGGATCCGGCGGAAATCCCCAGCATCAGCAACAGCTCTGCCGGAGTCAGGGCCCAGAATTCGGCTGGTTTCAGCCCCAAGCCACGCATCCCTACGCGCATCAGACCCGGCCAGTTAAACCCGGTCATCCAGCGGTCTCGGGCAGGCTAAAGGCGCGTGCCAGCAACAGCGCAGCCGCCCGCGCCGCTGCCACTGGACCGCCGTCAATCTCAACAGCTGTTAAATCCTGTGCCGTGCCTTGCCATCCGCCCCCCCGCAGACCGGCCACGATCAAGGCCAGAACATCACGGGTCGAGAAGGCGGCACTTTCAAAGCGTTGGACCAGATCCATGAGCGATCCGACCTCAAGCGTTTGCTCAAGTTCGGCAAGCGCGCCCAGCGTCAATTTCAGCACATGGCGCTGACCATCAAGGGTCAGCGCGACCTCGCCCGTCCACGGGTTTTCCATCAGACTGCCGTGAAGGTGATGGCACCAGCAGATGCCATGGACAGGTCATAGGTCGCCTCTCCGTTCAGAGTTCCACCATAGTCAACTGCGGTAATCTGAAACGGGCCTTCGATCACACCAAAATCGGGGATCACAACCTGAAAGTTCGGTGTCTCCCCATCAAAGAAGATCTGGCGGGCGCGTTCATCCGTGCCTTCGTCCTTGAACACGCCAGAGCCAGAGATAGAGGCCGATTTGACCCCAGCCCCGGCCAAAAGCTCGCGCCAGCCACCCTTACTTTCCAGCGAGGTCACATCGACGCTATCAGCGTTAAAGCTGATACGCTGCGCCCGCAGGCCCGCCACCGTGGTAAAGGACCCGGCCCCTGTCATATCCAGTTTGATCAGTAAATCCTTGCCTGCCTGCGCAACCATGGCGTTTTCTCCACGTTAATTGTTCAAATATCTTCCAGACGTGCGCGAAACGTCAGATCAATCTGGCGCACGGAATTCGTATCGACCCGCTTGGCCGTCGCCTTCTGAAACCGCAGACTGACCAAGTGACCGCGGCTCAGTGTCAGCGGTGCCTCATGCAGCGCTTCAGACACGGCGCCCGCCACATCCTTCGCCGCCTGAAAGCCCGCCTGATCGGAAAAGACCGAGATCGTAAAGATATGTTCGGCCCCCATCGCGGTGCTGTCAGACGCCTCGGTCACGGTTTCTGGCCCCAGGCTCACATAAAGCGACGGCAACGTCCCGCTGGGCAAGGCATCATAGATGGCCGCCCCCACAAGGCCCGTCAGGGTCGTGTCTGTCGTAAGTCGCTGATAAACGGCGGTTTGCAGAGCCGAAGACATTGCATAGCTCATGCCACAACCTCCTCATCCGCAAAGCAAGTCAGATAGAGGCCATCTGTACCGTATTCAGCCACGGCGGTGATCCGGAAGATCCGATTCCCTTCGCGAAAGCGTTGATCCGGCTTTGGGCGCGACGACGCACCAAATGGCGTAGCCCGTACCATGATCCGATAGCTCAGGCGCGACAGCGTGGTTTGCCCGCCCTCAGCCTCTGTCCCTGAACTGGCGCGCACATCGGCCCAAAGGATCCCCAAAGGCGACCAGCTGGACAAAAAGCCAACTGCCCCATCAGGCACCTCAACCGGTGCCTCCAGCACCAGCTTACGGCAGAGATTGACTGTACTCATGCCCCGCGCCCCGCAAAGATCCGCAGGGACCGAAATCGTTGGATCAGGGCACTCACCCCAAAGGGCAAGCCTGCGTCAGCCGCGCCCGCAGCTTGGCGGTGTTCATAGTAATGCGCCGCCAATAGGAAAACAGCCTGTGCCAGATCGGCTGGAATATCCGACCAGTTCGGTCCAAAGCCTGCAACAAAGGTGATCTCGCCAGATCCGCCATTGGGAACGCTCGGACGCGCAGACCCCGCAAAACGCACGCGCGGCTGCTGGGTATCGCGCACCAACCAATAGGACCCAGGGTCCAGAACCGTGGGCACATCATTCGCATCAAAAAGCTTCACGGACACAAGGGCTGTCACCGGGGCGACCGGCAAAAGCTGATCTAGCGGGTCGCGCCAGTCGGAAATAGTGTAGGAAAAGCTTCGTTCAATCAAAGCCTTACTGGTGCGCGCCTCAATTGCCGCTATGGCAGAGCGCAGGAAACTTTCCAAAATCGGGTCTTGTATCGCATCATCGGGAAAGCCCGTTCCCAACCGCAGATGATCCTTGAACTGCGTCACCGGCAGCGCCAGCGAGGGCACGCTGGTTTCTTCGACTAACATCATGGCCTCTCTCCGAAGGTTTCGTCCGTCAAACCGCCCCAGGCGGGGTGCAAAGAGGGCGCGCATGTCTCCCGGCGTTGCTCGGACGGAGGGGAGCAGCTGGACAACACGAGGGATGTTAGTGACATGCGCGCCGGGTCAGTCAGCGCCGAGGCACCGACCTATCGGGGTCAGCCCTAGCTGACCCCGAATTTCAACAGTTTGATAGCTGCAAAATCGCTCACATCCCCGCCAACGCGCTTGGTTGCATAGAAAAGGACATTTGGCTTGGCCGAAAACGGATCGCGCAGCACGCGCAGATCGGGACGTTCAGCGATGGTATAGCCGGCTGTGAAATCGCCAAAGGCAATCGCATAGCTGTCACTGGCAATGTCAGGCATGTCTTCGGCAATCACCACCGGATAGCCCAGAAGCAAGGCAGGCTCGCCAGCGGCCAGACCATCACTCCACAGGAAACGCCCGTCGCTGTCTTTCAACTTGCGCACAGCACCCGCGGTTTTAGAGTTCATCACAAAGGCACCATTGGCGCGATACTCCGCCCCCAACGCATAGACCAGATCGATGATTGCATTGCCGCTGTCAAATCCACCATCGACGGTGGTTGGGATGTACCCGATATTACCCCAGGCCCAGACATCGTTGTCGACGATTGCGTGGCACAGGAACCCTTTGGGCTTGTCCACACCATCGCCATTCACAAAGGCCGCCGCCTCGGCCCGGGCGAATTTGTCCGCAATCCGCGTGGCCAGCCAGCCTTCGATGTCAAAAGCGCTGTCATCCAAGAGGCGCTGAGAGGTCTTGGGCAGCGCGGATAACTCATGCAGCGGGATCGAGATGCGGTCGATCTGTGGGGTATCGGTTTCGGCTTGCGTCGTAGTTTCCGATGCCCAGCCCGACCCAAATTCGGCATGGTCCACCAAGACATCAAAGGACGTCGCCTCCACATTCACGACATTCGCAATCGACCGGATCGAGGCCGTGGATTTCAGCACGCCCTGAATGGTCTCTGCCGTCTGCGGATCCACCAGATAGCCGCCGTCACCGGCCACCGCCGTTGACATGGCCTTGCCTTCCAATTCCAGCCCGCGCAGGGCATCGTCATCGCCCGAGCGCAGATAGGCATTGAACGCCTTTTGATGGGGCGCATCAGCCTCGGCTGCCGTGGAAAGGGCCGGACGTCCGGCAGAAAACATCTTGCGATCAAGCATGGTCAGTCGCTCTTCCTGTTTGTGAAACTTGGCTTCGATATCAGTCTGAAAGGTTTTGAAATCGCTCAGAAATCCAGTCAGAGCCGATCTCATCTCAGAGGCCGGGGACAGACCTTCCCCGGCCCGAGCTTTGGTCTCGGATATGTGCATCAAGCACTCCTCTCGCTTCTCATTGAAAATGCGGGGCTAAAAGCGGCCCAGCATCTGACGCGCCTCTTGGAAAACCTGCGCGAGTTCCCGCATCGCATCTGCCGCCTGGGTCTCGCCCTTGGTGCCGACGCGTGCGTCTGACAGCATCGGAAAGGTCACCAGCGACACCTCCCACAGCTCCAGATCCGCAAGCCGCCTTTGGCCGCCTGCATCCCGTTTGGCGCGCACGGTTTTATAGCCGATTGACAGGCCATCAATGGCCCCGGCCTCCACCAGTGTCGCCGCTTCCTTGCCCCGCTTAATCTCCGTCAGCAATCGGCCCTTCACATAGAGCCCCTTGTCATCCTCGCGCACCTCGTCCCAGACGCCGATGGGCTGGGCCGGGTCATGCTGCCACAGCATTTTAACCCGCCGTCCCTCGTCCTCAATGGCCGCGAGCGAGCGTTGGTAAGCCCCCGGTGCCACCACATCCCCGCCCTGATCGGTTTTGTCAAAGAGCGATGCATAGCCTTCGATCACGGTGCCATCGGTCACCTTGAGCGTCTCATCGAATTGCTGGAACTTGCGCTCCAGCCCTGTGATCTGATCCATATCTGTCATCCGTTACTCCGTGAGGGGTGGCAGGCCCAGAAGCGCCCGTTTTTCCGCATCCGTCAGGAAGGCCGCATCGGCCACCCGCCGCCACTGGGCATCGCGTTCGGTGGCCAGGGCTGGCACCTGATCGAGATCTGGTTTTAACTCAAGTGAGGCCCCTGTTGCCTGTGACAGCCAATCAGCGACCGCAGCGGTCACGCGGGTGGCCAGTGGCAAAACCGTGAGGCGATAGAAGGCGCGATTGGCCTCTTGGTAGTTGGCAAAGGTCGCCTCGCCTGGAATGCCCAGCAACATCGGCGGGACCCCAAAGGCCACCGCAATCTCGCGCGCCGCCGCCTCTTTGGTTTTCTGGAACTCCATGTCCGAGGGTGAGAAGCCCATGGGCTTCCAATCCAGCCCCCCTTCCAGCAGCATCGGGCGGCCAGCATTGCGCGCACCCTGATAATTCGCCTCCATCTCGCCTACCAGACGGTCATATTGATCTGGCGACAGGGCCGCCTGCCCATCCGCACCCTTGTAAACAATCGCGCCAGAGGGCCGCGCCGCATTGTCCAAAAGCCCCTTGGACCAGCGCGACGCCGCATTGTGCACATCAACTGCCGCGGCCGCGGCCTGAAGCGGGGACAGGCCATAATGGTCATCCTGCGGATGAAAGCTCTTGATATGACAAATGGGCGCGGCCCCACCACTCATATCAAACCGATGCTTCCGCCCACCCACATTGTATTCATAGGCGATGGGCCAGCCATCCCCACCAGGTACCAGATGCATCCGGTCAGACCTCAGAACATGCAGCTCCAACGGCACCTCGCCCTCGCCCACAGCCTCAAGATACCCGTTCCCCGACAGCAACAGCTGGCCATAAAGCGCCTCAAACAATTCCGCACGCCCCTGCGCGGCATTGGGTGACTGGATCAGGGACAGGATCGGATGGGTCTCATAGCGTCGGTCCGCATCCTGCAAAACCAAGGGCAAAGCCGCCGCGGCCTCGGCAATCAGCTTGACCGCCCGAAACCCGATAGGATTACCAGAAAACCCGGTTTTGGTCAGCGACACCGTATCCCGCGGCGACCAGGCCACACGGCCCGAACCATGATAGGCAATCACCGGCCCGGTGGCCGAGGCTTTCTGCTCCGGCGCTTCCTGTTTTCGAAAGAAGTCTAATAGCATGCATCACTCCTTTGGCCGGTGCCGCAGCAACCGGGCATCCTGTTTCGGATTTCGGGTTCATGGGTTGAAACAGTCGCGCACCAACCTCCGCGGCACCGCGATTTCTTCTTTATCCAAATACTCCCGCCGGAGGCTCCGACAGGTGTCAGTGGGACTACAGAACACCTGCTGGGCGCGTCAAAGCACCCGCATCTGCGGGCGGCGCCACTGGGCAACAGGGTCGATCATCAGATCCTGCAGGGCCCAAACCAGCGCATCCACGCGATCCGGGCTTCCCGTGCCTTGATGGCCCCGAACCGTCATCTGGCACATCTGATCTTCCAACGCCGCAAGCCCTTTGAGATGGGACACCCGTCCCTGCTCATAAAGCGCTGCAATAGGTTCGGCGCGGGCGACTTTCCCGCGCGAGGCGCGCACCGCACGATAGGGCACCAACGGATCAATGCTGCGCACCAGGTTTTCGACCAGATCACCGCCCTGATTGACCTCGGCCACCAGCCTGTCCCCGCCATGGCGCGCCATCGCATCAATCGCCGCCTGCGCCCAGACCTGCGGGGAGGCTGCAGAAACGCTGGCATCTTCCAAGACCACCGCCTTCCAGGTTTGCGGTGCGCCGTGTGTGGACGCCCCAACCACCAGAATACCGCACTCATCCGACCCTTTGTGACCTGTCACAGGGGGATCGACGGCCACAACAATGCGGTCCAGCTCGGGCGCTTGATCCAGCCGCCCAGCCTCTAGGGCGTTAAGTGTCCAAAGCGCGCCTTCGGCATCTTCCAGAAGCTCGCCTTCCAGCTCCTGCCGCCCGATCCGGGTGCCCGCATAGCGCGCCTCAACCGCTTCCAAAAAGCTCTGCGCCAGATGGGCACGGTTGGCTTGCGTCGTGGCGTGGGTCACAACGGTTGAACTGTTGGCCAGAATGGCCTTCAACACCGCCACATTCTTGGGGGTCGTCGTCACCACCTGTCGGGGGTTTTGGCCCAGACGCAGTGCAAATTGCAGCATATCCCAGGTCTCTTCCGCCCGCTTCCATTTCGCAAGCTCATCCACCCAAGCCGCATCAAATTGCGGGCCGCGCAGGGCTTCGGGATCATGGGCCGAAAAGGCCTGCGCCACGGCCCCATTGGGCCATTCCAGTTGCCGTCGCGTGGCCACCCATTTCGGCCGACGATCCGGGGGGGAACAGGCGATGATCCCGCTCTCCCCTTCGATCATCACACCGCGGACCTGATCATAGGTCTCACCCACCAGCGCCACCCGGCGCGACCGCCCCGGATCAAGCGGCGATGCCCCTTCAACCTCGGCCCGGACCCACTCGGCCCCAGCGCGGGTTTTCCCGGCCCCGCGCCCGCCCATGATCACCCAACTGCGCCAGTCACTTTCTGGCGGCAGCTGATGCGGCATGGCCCAGAACTCAAAGAGCCAGGGCAAGGCCAAGATCTCATGCTCTGCGAGGCTGTTGATAAACTCAGCCTGCACCTCGGCTGGCGCGGAGGCGATCCAGTCTGCGCCCGATCTCAGTTCGGGCATAGTCAAAGTCGAGCGCGTAGTCTTGAACGACGCCGCGGCGTTTCTTGTCGTCATCATCAAGTCGAACTTTCGTTTCCATTGCAAACTGAAGTGTCTTGCGCAGCTCAGCCAGCGACGCAGCGACCTCTTTCGGCACACAAATCTGATCTGTTTCGATGTTGGTCAGCAGATCATTCAGGACCTGCATAGACCGCGCGACCTGCTTGTTGGCCAGATCGAGCATATGAATCGTTTGGTCGCCATCCCCTCCAGGAATGGGAGTCTTCAT